AAGACCCGATGCCATTGCACGATGTGACTACACTCGACTTAGCAATCAAAGCACTACAAGCACATTCCTAACCGACAAGGGAGATTCCGACAATGAAAACCTGCACGATTTGCAAAGGCACAATTGCCTACCCAGAGATAACAGGCAAAACACACTTTGTGTGTGACGGCCGTGTGCCGGCAAAAAAACCGTTTGCTATTGGCATGGCATTATCGCAAGCAAGCGCAGACACCAAATGGACACCAGAAGAACAACGCAAAGTTGACGCTGCAATCGTGCACGTTGCACGCGTTAAAGGGTTCTTCACATCTGATGACATTTGGCAACACCTGGGCGATCAGTTCCCTGTCACTAAAGGCATCGCTGGACGACTTAATGCAGCTGCACGTCGTGGCATTATCCGCAACACAGGCGAAGTGACTTACGCCCAGCGCGGTGGCGCGCATGACCATGCACAACGCTTAAGCGTCTGGGCAGGCATCTGATGGGCTTTGACTTAAGCAACTACGAGACAGTCGAGCAACGGCTAGTCAGGTTTTGGGCTGCATACCCTAACGGTCGCGTTTACACATCAATGATGAACTACACAGGCGACGCTTGCGTGTTCTATTGCGAACTGTACGCAGACAAGTTTGACAAGGTGCCAGTATCAACGGGCTACGCGGAAGAAGTCAAAAGTGACCGCGGTGTCAATGCAACATCCTTTGTGGAGAACTGTGAAACAAGCGCTATTGGTCGCGCAATTGCTAACTGCCCATTGCAAGCGCCTGCTAGTGGCCCCAGACCGTCACGCAATGAGATGCAAAAGGTCGAGCGCTTAACTACATCACCGCAACCGCAAACGCACACACCCTCTGGCGCATTTGCTACACCTAAACAGATCGGCTACATCAAAAAACTGGCTAAGGATGCAGCTCTTGATGATCTTGGCTTATTGGAATTAATACAGCGCGAACTAAACAGCGATGAAGCCGTGTTAGAGCTGTTGAAATCACACGAAGCAAGCAGAATCATTGAGGTACTAAAATGACATTGGAAGAACTGATCACAAACATTGAGCGCCTACAGACCGTTTACAACTCAATGGTTGACCCAGAGCAACACGAAGCACGACAGTACGTGCGTTGGGCTATTAAGCATCTTGCAGACAAGACGTACATGGCATCGCTGTAGTGAAGTTAGACCCAAAGATCAGCGAAGCCGACTTTAAGGACATGGTGATCAGCATTGCTAAGCGTTACGGCTGGTTAGTGCATCACGATCTGCCGGCACAGAACACTCGAGGACGCTGGATGACTAACGTGCAAGGCGACGTGGGGTTTCCTGATCTATTCATGGTGCACCCATTTCAAGGCGGTCGCCCATTGGCTATTGAGTTGAAGGCCGAGAAAGGCAAGCTGACGCCTGGGCAAAAGATTTGGTTAAACGCATGTGAGATGGCTGGATGTCATGCAGCGGTCTGGAAGCCCAGCGACATGGAGTACATTCTCTACACCTTGAGCAATCCCAGAGCGTAAACAATCGGCTAGTAGCACGACCTAAGCCATTCGCACGGCAGTTGGTGACACTTGGAAACAAGGGTAGATCGGCGCGCCCTTAATCATGCAAGACGAAATGAGCAAGGCAAAGCGCCGAGGCGAGTCGTAAACATAATCGACTAAATGCAATTGGGTACCAGGATGGGCAATCTGGTGGGTGGAGCATTCACACATCTATTGACCTGCAGATGACATACAGTTAACAAACAAAGAAAGCACAAACATGAACCCGACAACAAACACGACACACCAAAATCAACAGCAAGGCGCTTGCGCCGCGCTAGCACAAGCGAAGCGCGTGAGATGACACGCAAACTTACCGAACACGACACAACGGTCTACAAGCAAGCACGTGCAGAACTACTGCGCGACTCACCTATTTGCCATTGGTGCAAACGAAACACGGCAACAGAACTAGACCATCTAGTCGAGTCAGACAAAGGCGGAACGATTGAGGATGGATACGTCGCAGCATGTAAGCCATGCAACTCTGCGCGCGGAGCAACATACCGAAACAAAAAACTAGCCAACGCAAAACAAAATCGGGAAAAAGCAATAAACGATTTTTTATACAGCTCCGAGATGCCCCCGAGCCCCATCCATCATTTTGTCGCCACCAGCCAAGATCAGCCTGAACCAGCGTCAACTGGCCATGATCGGCCGAGACTGGAAACGATGGTGCCTGACCATGCCGGCTCACTAGCTGGGCTTGTGGGGGACATGGCTAAGAAGGTGCTGCAGATTGATTTGATGCCGTGGCAAATACATGCTCTTGAAGGGATGCTGGCTGTTGACGCTGATAACAAGTTTGTGCATCGCTCGAGCCTTGTTTCGGTTGCTCGTCAAAACGGTAAGACAACAATCATCCAAGCGCTTATTTTGTTTTGGCTTGTGGAGATGCCCAAGATACGTGGCGGTAAACAGACCGTTGTATCTGGCGCGCACAGACTCGATCTTGCGTGCTTGCTCTTTGATGATCTCGCACCAATTCTTGAGGAGTATTACGGCGCAAAGATTGTTAAGTCGTACGGTCGTTATCAGGCCACCATGCCAGACGGCAGCAAGTGGTGGGTCAAAGCATTAAAGCCAAACCAAGGTCACGGCATGAGCATTGACTTGGTGATCGTGGACGAGTTGTTTGACGTCAACCCTGACTCGGTTGAAGGCGGTCTGTTGCCGGCACAGCGCGCTCGCAAAAATCCGCTGGCGTGTTTCTTCAGCACGGCTGGCACCGAGGAATCTGTGTTATTTCAGCGTTGGCGTGAGGCAGGCATTCGAGCCATTGACAAAGGCGAACCGTCAACGATGTACATGGCGGAATGGTCGCCTGACCCAAGCCTTGACCCGCTGCATCCAGCGTCATGGGCGTGGGGTAATCCTGCGCTCGGTCACACGTTGGACATGGACACCATTAGGCAAGAATCCACAAACCCTGATCGGGCGTCATTTTTGCGCGCATCCCTAAACCTGTGGGTGAGTGTTGTGCGCGGATGGATTGAGCCAGGGCGCTGGCCGTCGTTGGAATACACAGGGGACATCCCTAGCGGTGGGGTCGTGGCGATCGAGTCTTCGCTGGACGACTCACGATATAGCGCGACTAGATGCGTCAACCTGTCAGACGGTCGAGTGCTTGTCACCGTGGCATTCATCGCCGAGTCAATCACAGAGCTGTGGGACAACGTGCAAGAACTTGCCAAAGACCCAACGATCAGGTTTGCTTTGTCGCCGACCGTGGACGCAACCTGCCCACCGAACATCGAGCGCCGCCGAATCGTCGTTGGCTATGCCGAACTTGGACGGTTTACACCGCTTGCCAAAAACATGATCGCCGAGGCGCGACTATTGCACACAGGGGAAAAACTGTTGGCTGAACATGTCCAACGCGCCGTTGCTGTTCGCACCGATAACACGATCGTGCTATCAAGCAAGCGATCACCTGGCCCGATTGAGTTAGCGCGAACAATGGTCTGGGGTATTGGCATGTGTGCCCGTCCTGTTAACAGCGGAAAGCCCATGCTTGTTGCGGTAAATAACTAAGATGAACGCGGCGACCGCACGCTCTAGCCTTTTGTCGGAATCGGATTAGTCACGTGCGGTTGCCACCTATATGGCAGAGTGGTAACTATGGCGATTTTTAACAAAACCAAAAAAGCAGCGATAAGTCCAGCGCCTACCGTGGCAGCTGCGGTTGCTGGCGGTTTCTCACCTGGTTATTCGTCATCCAATGTCGGCGTCAACATGATCGGCCAGTACTACACCTATCGCGAAGGTGAACAACGCAACGCTGCAATTAGCGTGCCAACAATCAACCGTGCGCGCGATCTCATGGCCTCGGTAATTGGGTCAATGAGTCTTCGCTCATATAACGAGTTTTGGAATGGCGAAGAAATGGAGAAAATTTACATTGCTCCACGTTCATGGTTGCGCCGACCAGACCCATCTGTGTCGATGCAGTTTCTCATGAGCTGGACACTTGATGACCTCATGATGTTTGGAAGAGCGTTCTGGTACATCACTTCACGCACCGCCGACGGCTACCCTGCCACGTTCACTCGACTACCTGCAGGCTCAATCACCACAACAGACATGGCTGGCCCCGTGTGGTTCGCTCCATCGTCGCAGGTGTATTTTCAAGGCGGAGAAATTGACCCATACAACCTCGTGCAATTCTTGTCTCCAGCACAAGGTTTGATTTACTCGGCACCAGGCGCAATTGAAACCGCACTTAAGTTAGAAGCTGCGCGCAATCGCAACGCATCGTCAAGCATTCCTGCCGGCGTACTCAAGCAAACTGGTGGCGAACCACTTAGCGCGCAAGAACTTGCTGATTTAGCCAGCGCGTTTAACGCCGCTCGAGCAACCAACCAGACTGCAGCGCTAAACGAGTATTTGACATACACGGAAACAAACAGCACGCCAGACAAGATGCTTTTGATTGAGGCGTCGCAATATCAGGCATTGGAAATGTCGCGTCTTGCAAATGTGCCACCGTATTTGGTGGGCGTTGCTACTGGCGCTTATTCATACCAATCGTCACAGCAAGCACGAGCCGATCTGTACTTGTTCGGTGTGAAATTGTATGCCGACGCAATTGCTGGCGCTTTGTCGATGGACAACGTGCTACCGCGCGGAACATACGTTGAGTTTGACGCCGACGAATACCTAGAAGAAAACTTTATGGCCGACCGCGCCGACGATGAAGTTATTGTTAGAGAAAACACACAAGAGGAGATTGCATCATGATCAAATTAATTGCAGGAGATTTCACGGTTGACGCCGCCAAAGGCAACGCTCCACAACGCACAATCAGCGGAACAGCCGTTCCCTACAACGTGCCGGCAACGGTCTCGGATGGCACAGCCGTGATCTTCCGTCCAGGCTCATTGCCAGTCGAGGGCAAAGCACCGCGTTTGTTCATGTACCACCAGGCTGATATGCCAGTAGGTGTTGTTACCGAGCGCGTGGACACCGAGCAGGGAATGATGTTTAGCGCCAAGATCAGCGCGACAACCCTCGGCAATGACGCATTAGTTATGGCTTTAGACGGCACCATTGACCAAGTTTCGGTAGGCGTAAATCCAACAAAGTTTTCGTACGACGAAGAAGGAACAATGATTATTGAGTCAGCCGACTGGATGGAATTGTCCCTCGTTCCGATTGGCGCTTTTGGCGATGCCGCAAACATCACCAAAGTTGCTGCGAGTATCCACCAAGAGCCAGAAGAAGTAGTGTTAAATGAAGAA